ATAAGTGGGTCTTAGAGGGACTGTTTGGCCCATCATATAAGGTCACTCAAACCAAGAAATTGATTGATCAGGGTCATCTTGCTACACTAGACATTCAATGTCTTGTTCTAAAATACAAACCAAAAAAGTTTGATACTTATGAAGATGAGATTCAATTTTTAATTGGACATGAAAGAAGAAACAAGTTTATCACCAATCTTGCTTTGGATTTGAAGGGTAATTCATTGATCTTGTATAGCAGGGTAGAGGCACATGGTGCCATACTTTACGAAATGATAAATAAAAAAGTCACAGAAGGAAGAAAGGTTTTCTTCATTCATGGTGGTGTAGATGCTGAAGACAGAGAACAAGTAAGGGAAATTACTGAGCAGCAGAATGATGCAATCATTGTTGCTTCTTATGGAACATTCAGTACAGGAATCAATATCAAGAATCTACACAATGTAATCTTTGCCTCTCCATCCAAATCTCGTATTCGTAACCTACAGAGTATTGGTAGAGTCCTAAGAAAAGGCAAAAATAAAGTTAAAGCAAAACTATATGATATTGCTGATGATCTAACTTTAGGATCAAGAAAGAATTATACACTGAATCATTTTATTGAGAGAGTGAAAATTTATGTTCAAGAGCAATTCAATTATGACATTATATCAGTCAACATAAAAGACTAGGAGGGAGTGTATGCTAGAAGATGATTTCTATTGTACAATCAAGTTCAAAGGTGGAGATGAAATCTTTGCCAAAGTAGCAGCAGAAGTAGAAGAAGATAGAACCATGCTTCTTGTGTCAAACCCTATTGTGGTTGAAGAAGTAAAGTTAAGAGGGACAGTCGTAGGTCATAAGTTTGAACCCTGGTTGAAGTCAACCACTGAAGATATGTTCTTGGTCAATATGGATGATGTTCTTACTATGTCTGAATCAGAAGACATTGAGATGATTCTGTATTATCAAGAGTATATAAGAAAGATGCATAAAGGTAATCATGCTCAGATAGATAGGAAGATGGGATATCTCTCCTCAGTACAAGATGCTAAAGAGGTTCTAGAGAAACTCTATAAATCTAGCTAAAGCTCATCTTTCAAAGGCAACAAACCTAGTCTACTGGTAAAGTGTATCGTTGTCAACGTTTTGTTTTGCTGTTATAATAATTCCAGTAGATAAATGATTATTATGCCCTTCTCTTATACTACTATGGCAAGACCTAAGAAATCAGAGCACTATGTCAATAATAAAGATTTCTTGGCTGCCCTAGAACAATATGCTATTGATGTTGAAAGAGCAAAGGAAAAAGGTAATCCTAAACCACAAATTCCCAGATACATTGGTGAATGCTTCCTGAAGATTGCTAACCATCTTTCGTACAAACCAAACTTTGTGAACTACATGTTCAAAGATGACATGATTTGTGATGGTATTGAAAACTGTGTGAGATATATCCATAACTTTAATCCAGAGAAGTCAAAGAATCCTTTTGCCTATTTCACTCAGATTATCTATTATGCATTTCTGAGAAGGATTCAACAAGAGAAAAAGCAACTTGAAATCAAAAACAAGATCCTTGAGAAGACCAACTTTGATGAAGTCTTTGATTCCAATGATCTTGACAGTAGCAACTACAGCGAGTACAATTCTATCAAAGATGCTGTCCATAGCAAATTGAGGAACTGATGCGAGTAGCAGTTATTAGTGATACTCATTATGGTGCAAGAAAAAGTTCTAAACTTTTTCATGACTATTTTGAAAAGTTTTACAATGAAATTTTCTTTCCAACACTAGACAAAGAAGGTATCACTACTGTAATTCACATGGGTGATGCCTTTGATAGTAGAAAAGGTATTGAGTTCAAAGCACTTGATTGGGCAAAGAGAGTAGTGTTTGATCCTCTTAAGGAAAGAGGTATTAATATGCATCTGATGGTGGGCAATCATGATGCCTATTATAAAAATACCAACAACATCAACTCTATTGATCTTCTCCTCAATGAATATGATAATGTGATAACATATTCAGAAGCAACTGAGGTAGTTGTTGATAAGACACCTATCCTTTTTATCCCCTGGATCAATGAAGACAATCAAGAAAAAACTTTTAAATCTATTGAAGATTCAACTTGCCACTACGCGATGGGGCACCTTGAACTCACAGGATTTAGAGCTCATAAAAACCTCATCATGGACCATGGTATGGAGAGCGAACTATATCAGAAGTTCAACAAAGTATTTTCGGGTCATTACCATACAAGATCAAATGATGGAAGAATCTTCTACATAGGCAATCCTTATGAGATGTTCTGGAATGATGTCAATGATGACAGAGGTTTTATTATCTTAGATACTGATAGTATGGATTTTGATTATGTGAACAATCCTTTTAGAATGTTCCATAACATTTATTATGATGACACTCCTTATCAAATGTTTGATGCATCTCCATATCACAATAAGATTGTAAAAATTATTGTCAAGTCAAAGAATGATCTTACAAACTTTGAAAAATTTGTAGACAAAATCTATGAGACAAAGGTTGCTGATCTGAAGATTGTTGAAAGTTATGATTTCAATAATGGATATTTTACTGAGAATCCAGATGTAGAGACAGAAGACACTTTCTCCATCTTGAATAGATATATTGAAGAGGCAGAGTTCTCGCTTGATAAATCAGTGGTTCAATCTCTCATCAAGGATGTCTATGAGGAAGCATGTGAGTTAGTTTAATGTTTATAATCACAGTAGCAGGAAAGGAGAAAGATGGTGCATATTCTGTAGTAGATGATGATGGAGAACAGGTTCTCTATATCTTTGAAGAAGAAGATGATGCTATGAGATATTCAATGCAGTTAGAAGAAATGGATTATCCTCTGATGCATGTGATTGAGATTGAAAGCGATTTAATGATTCATACTTGTGAGACACATGGTCACAGGTATGCTATCATTTCAAAAAATGACATTGTGATTCCCCCAGATAAAACTGATGCTAACCTTTAAGAATATTACCTGGAAGAACTTTTTATCAACTGGGAACCATCCTACATCAGTATCACTTGATAGTGATAACACTTCTCTCATCATTGGAACAAATGGTGCTGGTAAGTCTACTATCTTGGATGCACTCACATTCTCATTGTATGGTAAGTCCTTTAGAAAGATTAACAAGGGTCAACTTATCAATACTACAAATGAAAAAAATTGTTTTGTAGAGATTGAGTTTACTGTCAATAGTACTGAGTGGAGAGTAGAGAGAGGAATCAAACCAAATATCTTCAAGATCTATAGAGATGGTGAAGAACTAAATCAGAATTCTTCTGCTATTGATCAGCAGAAGTGGTTGGAACAGAATGTCTTGAAGATGAACTACAAGTCATTTACTCAGATTGTAATCCTGGGTAGTAGTTCCTTTGTGCCCTTCATGCAACTGCCTACAAACAGCAGGAGAGAGGTTGTAGAAGATCTTTTGGATATCAAGATCTTTTCCTCTATGAATGAGATTGTGAAGGGTAGATTACGTTTGGTAAAAGATGAAATCAAAACTCTTGAATTGAAGAAAGATAATCTCAAAGATAAAGTTGAGATGCAGAAGAACTTTATCCAGCAGATTGAAGACCAAAGCAAGGATGATATTGATAGTAAAAATGATTCTATCAATAACTTGATGGATGAGATGTCTGATTATATGAAGAAAACTGAATACCTTGATGAAGAAGTTAAGGCAACTCAATATTCTCTGCAAAGTTTTGAAGGTGCAACATCTAAGTTGAAAGAGTATGGCAATATAAAGGGTAAACTGTCACAGAAGATTTCTGGTATTGTAAAAGAGCATAAGTTCTTTACAGAAAATAGGGTTTGCCCTACTTGTGATCAGAACATAGAAGAGTCATTTAGATTAAATAGAATTAGTGACTCTCAATCTAAAGCAGAAGAATTGCAGAAAGGTTATAAAGAACTCCTAGATGCAATTAAAAATGAAGAAGAAAGAGAGTCTCAATTCCAAAAAATCTCAGGAGACTTAAGTAAACTTCTTAATGGCATTACTCAGAACAATTCTCATATCAATGGGTGTCAGAAACAAATCAAAAGACTGGAACAGGAAATTCAAACTATTACCAGTCAAATTGCAAACAGAAATACTGAACATGAAAAGTTAGAAGAGTTTAGAAACAACCTTCAGGACACCTTTGAGACCATAAGTGAGAAGAAAGAGAAGATTACTTATCTTGATTTTACGTACAACCTTCTGAAAGATGGAGGAGTAAAAACTCAAATCATCAAGAAGTATCTTCCTATCATCAATCAACAGGCAAACAAATACCTGCAGATGATGGACTTCTATATCAACTTCAAACTTGATGAAGAATTTACAGAGACAATTGAATCACCCATTCATGAAGACTTTACTTATCAATCCTTCTCAGAAGGAGAGAAAATGAGAATTGACCTTGCACTTCTTTTCACATGGAGAGAGATAGCAAGGATGAAGAATTCTGTAAATACTAATCTGCTTATCATGGATGAAGTTTTTGATTCATCCCTTGATGGATTTGGCACTGAAGAGTTTCTAAAAATTATTAGATTTGTTATTAAAGATGCCAATATCTTTGTCATCTCCCACAAGGAGGGACTTGAAGATAAGTTTGATAATGTGATAAAGTTTGAAAAACAAGGTAATTTTTCTAGGATAGAACCATGACCTACGGTAAGTTTGTCAGACGCCCTGTTGACATGGGTAATGAATTCAGGGAAAATATGACTCTAATCACAGACCCAGCATCTGATAGGTATCTCAATGAATATTCCAAATTGGCAGCATCACTCCAAAAAAGCACAGAAGGTTCATTTGAAACCAGTGAAACTGAAGCAACGTAAAGAAGCATTGCAGTTTTTGAAGAAAAAGTTAAATGTAACAGGAACTACATTAAGTTAGCATACGATGACTAAATATTGATAGTGAGATGAGGAGGTTATCATGCACAACCTAATATCACATAATGAACTAGCATCCTGGAAGTGGGATCAAAAAAATACTCAAGATGAGAAATACGACCAAGTTTCCGAGTACTTCCAGTGCATCTCAGAATGTGGTATAGTAGACCATCAAGCAAGGAGATTCTGCAGACACATCCTAACAACTGAGTAGAAGAAAATTAAAAAGAGGAGTACTCACCAAAGCCCCCTGCACCTTAAATAAGTGTGGGGGGTTGGTTCGTGTGCCAGTTTATAAAGTGGTTGCAATGGGTTTCAGGACCACCTGAATGCTGTAGAATATTCACATAAGCAAGAGACCTATGGCAATCAACTATGAAATTAAGTCCCAACTGGCAAAACTGCTTGCCACTGAGGATCTGATTGTTGAGAACAAACAGGTAGCAACAGCACAGTTCAATATTGAGACTAGGGTTCTGACTTTGCCCATGTGGAAGCGTGCTTCTAACAGTGTCTATGACATGCTTGTGGGTCATGAGGTTGGTCATGCTCTTTTTACACCTGATGAGTGGGATTGGCAGGGCACTGTACCTCAACAGTTTGTCAATGTGACAGAAGATGCACGCATTGAGAAACTGATGAAACGTAAATATCCTGGTCTTCACAAATCATTCAATGCTGGATATGAAGAATTAGCAGAGGAAGACTTCTTCTGTCTTGATGGTGAAGATGTTGATAGTATGAATCTTGCAGACAAAGCAAACCTCTTCTTCAAGATTGGTAAGTACATTGACATTACTTTTACTGATGAGGAGAAGGTAATTGTTGAACAGATTGGTGATGCAGAGACCTTTGATGAAGCTGTTGAAGCAGCAAAGGTCATGTATGAATATTGTAAGAATCCTAAGGAAGATTCACAACCTATTGTGACTCCACCAAAACCAGGTGGTTCTTCTGGTGGTCAGCAGGAAGGTGAGTCACAACAGACTGAAAGTAGTGGTGAGTCTGATGACATCATGACTCATGAGGAAATGCTTGAAGAGGCAGCAAGTCGTGAGTCTGTTGATGAACCTGAGGAAAATCTTCCTGAACCTGAGGTGACTACTGACAGTACTTTTGAAGAACGCAAAGAAGAGTTTAATGGAAACCTTGATACTGACAGTCTTGAGACTGGATATCATGAACTGCCAGAATTCAATGTTGATGATTTGATTGTTTCTTTCTCTGAGATTAGGAATAAGTTTGATTGGACAGAAGATCTGTTCATGAAAGAGGATAGTAAGTCATATGCATATGTTGATGCTGAATATTCTAAATTCAAAAAGTCTGCTCAGAAAGAAGTCAACTTTCTTGTGAAAGAGTTTGAGTGTAAGAAAGCAGCAGATTCTTATTCACGTTCTGCTACTTCACGCACTGGTGTTCTTGATTGCACCAAACTGCATACTTACAAGTACAATGAAGATCTTTTCAAGAAGGTAACAATCCTTCCTGATGGTAAGAACCATGGTCTTATCTTCATCCTTGACTGGTCTGGTTCCATGGGTAATTGTATTCTGGATACAGTCAAGCAACTTTATAATCTCATCTGGTTCTGTAACAAGTGCAATATTCCCTTTGATGTCTATGCCTTCACTAATTCTTATGTCAGGAATGATGAAGAAGTAGAAAGAAAAGAAATCTGGGAGGATGATAAGTTGTTTATCAATGGTGACTTCAGGTTGATGAATTTCTTCTCCAGTCGTGAGAAGAAAAAGGATATTGAGAAGCAGATGCAATCTCTCTACAGGTTGGTCTGGTCCATGAAGATGTATTGTTGTTACAGTTATCCTCCTGAGTTCAGTCTGTCTGGCACTCCACTTAATGAGACTTTGATCGCACTTACTCAAATCCTTCCTGCTTTCAAGAAAATGCATGGTCTTCAGAAGACTCATTGCTTTATTTTGACTGATGGTGAGGCAAATCCTTTGATGGTCTCAAGGAGGAACTCTTATGGTGGACAAGGAACACGCCATCTCTATGCTGGTAAGGATTATATCAGGAACAGGAAGACTGGACATACTTACCAGGTCCAGCGTGCATATCATTCATTCAGTAAGATTCTTCTTGAAAATTTGAAGGAAGAAAACAAAGATTGTAACTTTATTGGTATTCGTCTTTGTGCTCCTAGGGAGATGAATGCATTTATCAGAAGTTATCAGCATGTTACTGATGATGCTCTTAAGAAGATTAAGAAGCAGAAGTATTATGAAATCAAGAACACTGGTTATACTTCTTACTTTGCAATGCAGAGTAATGCTCTTAATCAGGAAGCTGAATTTGATGTAGAGGATGGTGCATCCAAAGCAAAAATCAAATCAGCATTTGTTAAGAATTTGAAGACCAAAGCACTAAATAAAAAAGTTCTGAGCAAGTTCATGGAACTGGTTGCCTGACCACATCTAGAACTGTCTGCTAGGGGGTGCTAGACCCCCATTTCTCCTTTATAATTGATCTGTTGAAACAACCCACTATGGCACTCTCCACTGAATACATCCTGTCCTCCCTGTCCAATCTGTATGGTGATGAAGTAGTTGCTGCTGATGTTCGTGCATGGTGTGCAATGAATGGCACTACCTATCAAACTGTCACTAAGAAACTTGATGAATACAAAGTTGGACGTGGCAAGTGGAACCTGACTGTGAAAGAAAAACTTGAGCAGTCCTATGAAGCACCTGCAGCTGCTCCTGCAATTGAACAGAACCTTATCCCTCAGAAAGATGATACCTTCGTCCCTTTTGGTAACTTCACAGATATCAAAAAAATTATTAAGTCCAATCTTTTCTACCCTACGTTCATTACAGGTCTCTCTGGCAATGGCAAAACGTTCTGTATTGAACAAGCTTGTGCGCAACTCAACAAAGAACTGATTCGTGTAAACATCACCATTGAAACTGATGAGGATGATCTTATTGGTGGGTTTCGTCTTGTTAATGGGGAAACTGTATGGCATAATGGACCTGTCATTGAAGCACTCCAACGAGGAGCAATCCTGCTACTGGATGAGATTGACCTTGCTTCAAACAAAATCCTCTGTCTCCAATCCATTCTTGAAGGTAAAGGTCTGTTCCTGAAAAAGACTGGTCAATATATCAGTCCTGCTGAAGGATTCCAAATCTTTGCCACTGCAAATACCAAAGGTAAGGGTTCTGATGATGGACGCTTTATTGGCACCAATGTGTTGAATGAAGCATTCCTTGAGCGTTTCCCAGTTACCTTTGAACAGTCCTATCCTTCTCCTGCTACTGAGCAGAAGATTCTTGAGGGTGTTGCATCTGACCTCAATGTGGTTGCTCCTGCCTTCTGTAAGCACCTGGTTGATTGGGCAGACATTATTCGCAAGACCTTCTATGATGGTGGTATTGAGGATGTTATCAGCACTCGTCGTCTGGTTCACATCATTCGTGCCTACAGTATCTTTCACAACAAAGAAAAAGCAATTCAAGTTTGCATCAATCGCTTTGATGAGGAGACTAAAGCATCTTTCATTGAACTCTATGACAAGGTGGATGCTGAATTCCAAATGGTTGACACTCAGGAATCTGCTTGATATAATCTATGATAAACGCTTGGTCGCTTTTACATGATGAACTTTATGGAGATGAACCCATGATTGAAACAGCAACTAATAAAGACTACAATGATTTTTGGGAGAATGACGGAATTAGTATGGTAGGCAATCCTTTTCCAAGTGCAATGTCAGATGACACTATCACTTTTTCATCCACAACATTTGGTGCAGCACAATCTGTTCCCTATGATAGTTTTATGGGTGGTCAAGACCATATCACATTTGATACTGGTACACTCAATCTGAATGTTCCAGTAGAGAACAATAACAAGTACAAGTACAATGAGGATAATATCCTTGAAGAGTTGAAAGAATATATTTCTGGAACATATCGCCAGCATTATTCTGCTGGTGATGATAAGATTCAAACACTGGATCTGATTGAAGCATGTGGTGATGGTGAAGCATTCTGCAGATCCAACATTCTCAAGTATGCCTCTCGCTATGATAAGAAAGGCACTGCACGTCGTGACATTATGAAGATCTTGCATTATGCTG